GGCTACTTCCGTGTAGAGCTTGTTATCCTCAATCAATCGACGCCCAACAGGCTGATCTAAATCCTCATCAGCAAAGACGGACTTAGGCCCGACCATCGCCGCATAATCAGTCGGCAACGTGTGCTCATTTGTCAGACCATGCGTTGTGATTGTCGCCGGGCTGTCCAGCTTTACCGTTTTGCGCGCAAATACGGGCTTGGCTAGGCGGAAGCAATGTTTCGCCGCGCCTAAATCCCATATCTCATCTAGTTTATAACGGACCTCGCGCGCCTCAGTATCCGAGGCTAGACGCTCTGCACCGACCAGGCGAAGCGCATCATTGTAGAGGGCAAGCTTTGTGACCGTCATATCAGGCAGGCGTCAAAAGCTCTTTGAGCTTGGCTTCGGCCTCTTCTTTGGTCTCGATGCCCTGATCAATCTTTTGTTTGTCGGCGGTATCGGCTTTCGTATCAATCACGCACCAGCGCGCGCTAGGGCCACGAAACTCGACTTTATACCGATCGCCGTTCTGTTTCGGCTCAGCCCTTTTCGACGCCGCATCTTCAGCTTTTTTAAGTTCCGTCACACTCACGCGCGCCACATGCACGATCGATCCCTTGACGAAGGTTACAATCAAACGCTGCACCCAGGCGCCGCTGACTTCAATAACGCGAATCTCATCAAACACCTTCAGCCGGGATGGCTCAGCGATCAGAGACCAAACGTGCGGGTCAAGGCATTCATCAGGTTTCATCCCGCGCGGCGCGATAACAGAATGGCCAGAATAGCCAAACTCTGCGCGCTCAATCTGGCTGCGGGTAAACGGATTGCGAGGTTTGTCGCTCATGAAAGCTCCTTGTGAAATGGGGAGACCGAGCCGCCCCTAAAGCCAGCCCGGTCATTCAGTTTAGTCTGTGTCCGTCGCGGTAACCGCAACACCATCAGACAGATCAACCGCGATCGATGTCGCGGAGGTAACAATGCAGTGCTGCATTGCGATTGGTGAGGCATCGGTGTCAATCACGATAACCAGATCACCAGCTCGCATGCCGAGAGCATAGCCATTGGTGAAGTAACCTGACACACGAACAGCGGTAGCCGCATCAGTGGACTTGTACGCCCAGATACGGAAAGACTGCGTGCTAACCACCAGCTCAGGAGGGTTTGAAGTTGCATAAGCCATATTCTTATATCTCCTTAAGCTGACAGAGCGCTGTCATCAGACGGCATCTTGATTACACCGGCATTCTGGAGAAGCTTCGCGCCCATATTCACCGACGCGCGGCAGAATGAGTAAGCATCTTCAGCGTTGTAGCCGACTTCCGTATCGATCGCGTCCTTATGCATCGCCGAACCGATAGAAGTGCGGTTGTACATAAAGCAGGTCGCAGATGACGTACCGACACCTGTCAGTTCTTCATCAATAATCCAATTGACGCCGTACCAGGAGAAAGCCTTGTCCTTAGACACGCCTTCGAACTTCTTATCCTGAATAAAATCAGCAGAAGTGAACTGGTTTAGCCCCATCAGATAGCCATGAAACGCCGGGGTGATAGCCGCGAAAATCTCGCCATCGCCAGCGCTGTTATTGCGCAGGATTGTGCGGGCCTTCGTGACCAGAGTAAGGGTCGGCACAGCAGCCGAGCCCCAAGCAGTAGTGGCCGCATTCAATGCGGTGCGGATCAACTCATCGCGCTTGCGATTGATCACCATGCGTGTCGTAGCCTGCATGATGCGGCGCTGATCGCCTTGAGAAGAGAGAATATTGAAATCCGTCTTCTCAACCTTGTCGTGCCATTCTTCCAACTTACAGGTAACCTGCGTGTTGTTGTCATGACGGGCCGGGATGCGGCCATTGTTGCCGCGCGTGGTAGCGCTAGCGCCACCTGAATCGGCAATGAGGAACTCAGCCTCGTTACCGCGCACGGTGTGTTCCGTAGTCGTTGACATTGTGAGACAAGAATCAGCTTTCTCGTACCCAGCAATGAACTCCTGACGGAACTGCTTCTGAAAAGCAGTGTCTGCCATTAGGATATTCCTTGAATGAATTGGGTTTGATTTGCCGAAACGTCAGAGGTAGCCGGGCACACGCATCATTGCGGGGTAGCCTAGAAGGGGCCGCGATGCATGATTACGGGGTCTTTAGTACCGGAATATGTGGAGCGTTTTACCTCTGCTGCCGAGAGGAAGGAGATTGAGGCCCGTCAGCCTCAGCCTCAATTCTATTGAGCGGCCAGCTTGTCTTTGGCCTCAGTCAGATCGCGCCAACGCTTTTGCGCAGCTTCGTCTTTATACCATTTGTCAGGATCTTCGCTCATCATCTTATTAAGCGATGCAAGCTCATCATCCATCGTCTTGAGTGGGTTGCCATCATTGGCGGGAACCACTGTTACAGTCGGATTGGCCTTGCGCATCAGATCCACAATGGAGTTGATGATGGCCGGATTGTTCGCGAGACCCTTGCCGCCAGGGCCGCGCATATTGGAAAACTCTTGCCGAGCATCTTCTGGCAATCCGGCGACAAATGCTGAAAAGATATTTGTGTTCGCTTGAAAGTCGCTTTGCCATTCCTCGCGCAAGAGTTTATCGGTTGCCTGCTTATCCAGCTCGTCTTGCGCATGGCGCTCCGCCG